TGCCTCGTATTCACCTTCAAAACTTTTCAGCCAAGATCCGTTCTCCCACTTGTACTGAATTCCAGTATATGTATTAGTTATGTACACTGGGTCTGGTGATGAAGCAGAATCGGCTCCGTCGTTTGAGCCACTTGCATCTAGTGTTTTTTCCCAACTATTACCGTTCCAAGTAATAATATCGTTTTGGTTTGCTTTAAATATTGAACCATCAGCATTTTGCCAAGCATTAGCATTAGCATCAGAACTGTCGCCTTTTACATTTGGATTTATATCATTAAGTATCAAATACCTTGTTCCTGCTGTTATTGTAGTATAATCAGGTGCAAAAGTTGTAGGATCAATAATAGCATCTACGGTTCCTCTACTGTTTACACTGTCTACAAGTGTTGTATTTGCAGGTACAGTATCACTATCAATAGACAATACCATTTGTGTATCGTCTGTTGGATTCAGACTAACTGTTGCTACAACTTCATTGCCGTCACTTTTTGTAAGTCTAATAGTGCTTGTTCCAGCAGTAAACTTACCAGGATATTGATCTAGTAATTTAAACCAACTTATCGGATCTCCGGTTGTAGTAAACGTTCCAGTTTTACTTTCATCTACACCTTCATGTGCATGTAACAAACGTGCTGTGTTATTTAGAACTAGTAATTTATAATCGCCTGGTGACTTAACAACTGTTGCTGTTGGTATAGTTGCATCAATAATTCCGTCACTGATACTTCCGCTTTCATCGAAAATATTCATAATAATTTTTTCAATAACACCAAGTTTTTTAACTTTAGCCGGAGGTGTAATCCATATAGGCATTGTAAATTCCATTTCGCCTATGTCAATTTCTGTTTCAGTTCCTTGCGGAATACTTCTAGTTGAATAGTTTACACTTGCTAGTTCAATTAAACTAAGTGAAGTCCAGTCAACATAGTTGTTTGTTGTTTGTATTTCTAGTGCAGGATTATATAGAACAAGTATTTGTTCCATAATTTGTAATTTTTGATCTGTATTAGTTGACCAAATATCTGCTTTCATTCTTAGTGTAAATGGTACAGGCATTAAACGCTCTACAGTGTTACCGACGCCTTGCAAGTCTTTATAAGTTCCTGTTGCATCATCATATTCTCTATGTCTAATATGAACTTTATCAACGTGTGTTGGACTTTGTACACGTTCTCTTGCATACTCTAACCCTGTAATATAACAAGCAATACGAGGTGCACTAATAACTTTGTTTTCTGAATTATCTCTTATAATGTGTGCTACTTGACGTGTTAAGTTTCCGTAACTAGTAGGCACTTTTCTTAAAGTACCAGCATTGTCTTTGTAACTAAAGTTACTAAATGCACGAATGAATTGTGTAACAAATCTTCTAATTTGTCCGTCGTAAAAATGTTCCATTAAGCGTCTGCCTCAGGTTTCAATGCAGTTGACAAAGGCTGTTTCTCTGGTTGAGTGTTACCTTTTCTATTTGTATATGTCTCTGTATTGTTTGTAAATTCATTAACAACACTATTTTGTACAGTGTTAGTAAGACTCATTCTTGCACCATCATCAACTTTAATCCAATGATTGCCATCATATCTAAACAGTCTATTAGGATAGTAATCTGTTCTTAAATGATATGCACCTTTATCAGGACTGCTAGGATAAGAAGTACCAAATGTATATGGTGAACCATTTGCTGGTAATCCGTCCCCACCACCATATGCAATATAATAGTTTCCACTTGGTGTTTGTAGAGTTGGCGTTGAACTGCCATCATCTGTAATATTAACGTCACCGGCATCATCAGTAGGTACAACAAAATATTGATTTGTATCGTATCCTGTTTTTGGTGCATCAGCCTCTGCCTGTGCAATTACTTGTTCGTTAATTTGCATTTCTTTTTCATATGTTGAAAGCACATCACGTAAATTCTTGCCTTCTTCGCCTGACTCTTTGTCAAAAATATCTTTAAATTCTTGGCTGTCCATAATTGGTTTGCATTTTGCTCTTAACAAGTGTGGATACCAAGTTTGTGAAAAGCCTTCGCTAGGACGACTTATATCTTCAATTACATAAAATCGTTTTAGTGATACTTGGAAATCATTTAGTGCATAGTCATCTGCCAAGTGCGGTAGTTCTAATACATCGCCACTCATAAGTTTTCTACCAATCGACTCAACACTTCTGTTTAGATGGAATGTAATAAACACGGTATCGTTTTGTAAAAACATTCCAAACTGTGATAAGTCAAAATCTAAATCTTGTACATTGTAAATACCACGCAATGTATAAACATCGTCTGAATATTTTCTATCACGATTTTCTAAAAATAATAAATCCTGTATTTTAGTCTCAGGAATATCACTTACTCCTTTGGGTTGAGTTGGCGTTCCTACACCTGGCTCAACAGGACCCTCATATTTGTGAACAAATATGTCTGTTCCACCGATTTGAAATGCTTCATATACAGTCTTGTCTATAAAGCGATAATCAGCGGATTTCTCCGGTTTGTATAAACTTAATCTGGGCATAACAAATGTATTTATTGGAATGACGATCGAATAAATAATAGCATGAGCACACAATTAGATACCGCAAAAACAAAACTGTTTAATTACGTCAAGAAGTTGCTAGGTGACGGTATGATTGACGTTGAACTAGATGTTGATCACTACGAAGTAGCACTAGAGAAAGCACTTGGCAAATATAGACAAAGAGCAGAAAATGCTGTAGAAGAATCTTACGCATTTTTAGAATTAAAAGAAGACACTAACGATTACATACTTCCAAATGAAATACAAAGTGTCAAAGAAGTGTTTCGCAGAAGTATTGGGTCAAGAAGCGGTGGTGGTCAAGGTGGTACAATATTTGAACCATTCAACCTTGCATACACAAACACCTATCTATTAAGTTCTACGCAAATGGGCGGGTTGGCAACTTATATGGCCTTTGCTGGATATCAAGAACTTGTAGGTAAAATGTTTGGCTCTTTTATTAACTTTAAATTTGATCCAGTTAATCACAAACTAACAATAATGCAAAGACCTAGAGGCGATGAAGAAGTTATGTTAGCGGTGTACAATCAACGACCAGACTTTATTTTACTAAGTGATCCTTATGCAGGACAATGGTTAAAAGATTATACACTTGCAACGTGCAAATACATGATTGGTGAAGCACGTGGCAAATTTGCTACAATTTCAACACCGCAAGGAGGTACTTCATTAAACGGAGACGCACTCAAAGCGGATGCACAATCGGATATTGAGAAGTTAGAACAAGATTTGGCAAATTATGTTGACGGTTCTACTCCATTATCGTTTGTTATTGGATAAAAACACTTGACTTTTTTATTCACCTAGCATATAATAAACTTTTACATGGGATATATAAACTTACTATGATCGTTGGTTTCGTTGGCCTGATTGGCTCTGGAAAAGATACCTGTGCTGACACCCTTGTTAGCGAAGGTGGGTATAAACGTGTTAGTTTTGCCACTACACTTAAAGATGCTGTTTCTGCTGTATTTGGTTGGGACCGAGAAGCACTAGAAGGAAACACAGAAGAATCACGTGCATGGCGTGAAGAAGTAGATGAATGGTGGGCAGAAAAACTAGAAATGCCAAAACTTACTCCACGTTGGGTATTGCAATATTGGGGTACAGATGTTCTACGTAAAGGTTTTCATGACGATATATGGATTGCTAGTTTAGAAAGCAAACTGCTACAAATGAAGCAAGATGCTGTTATTAGCGATGTACGTTTCCCTAACGAAATTAAAATGATCAAAAGACTGCGTGGTAAAGTATACCGTATCAAACGTGGGCCTGATCCTATATGGTTCGATGATGCTATTAAACAAAACGAACATAATAAAGAAGCACTAGTTACTAAGAATATGATACTTACTGATAAGATGAAAGATCAACACCCAGATGTGCATATTAGTGAATATGCTTGGGTAGGTGAAAAAGTTGACGGTGTTATTGAGAATGATGGAACTTTAGAAGATTTAGGTAACGCTGTTAGAAGTCAGGTGTTAGGTCTCCCTGCTTCCAAGTAACACCTGTTTTTTGCATAATTCTTTGACAGTTAGCACAAATAGTTTTTAAGTTGCTATGCTTACAATTAGTTAAGTTTCCGTCTATATGATACACATTGAACTGTTCAGTGTGTTTGCTTGAATACCCACACTTATCACACTTGTCTTTTTGACGATATCCTGCTTTATGCCAAAACGGTATTCCGGGTGATCTGCCACTAGCACAACGATCACATTTACTTCTATAGTATGGTTTTTTGCCCTTGTAATAGTTAATAGCAACTGGGCGTTTCTTGCATTGCTTACATAAAGACCTAGTCATAACTGTATTTATCACGCCCTTTTCAACCCCTTTTCATACGTATATTAAGTAGCATTTTTCCTAGATCTGTATAAATACTTTTAGAAATACTAAAACCATACAAGGAGTATATAACATGGCACTATCATCACCCGGAGTTGAAGTTAGCGTAATCGATGAAAGTTTCTATACCCCAGCCGCTGGTGCTACAACACCTTTAATTGTTGTTGCTACTGCTGAAAGCAAACCATCAGGCACAGGGACAGGAACTGCGGCAGGTACACTAGCATCAAACAAAAATAAAGTTTACTTAATTACCAGTCAGAGAGAGTTAACAGAAACCTTTGGTAATCCAACTTTCTATACAGACACTTCTAATAACCCACTACATGGTAACGAATTAAATGAGTATGGTTTACAGGCGGCTTATTCATACCTAGGCGTGGCTAACAGAGCGTATGTTGTAAGAGCGAATGTAGACTTAGGAAAATTACAAGGATCAAACGATGCACCAGCAGGTGCTCCAGCAGACGGAACTTATTGGTTCGACACTGACGATTCTTTATATGGATTATTCCAATGGAATGGTTCTACACAAACATTTACAAGTAAAACACCAACTGTTATTGGTGCATCATCAGATCTTACAGGAGTAAGTGGTGCAACATACACAGGTGTTAAAGGAAGCGTTGGCGCAAAAGGCGACTATGCTGTTGTTACTTGGAATACAGAAAACAAAGTTTGGTACAAAAATGAAGATAACATTTGGGTACAAGTTGGTTCATATGACGAGTCAGCATTTGATGCAGTAGGATTTGCTTCATCAACTACTTGGAACTCAACTACTTGGAAAACAAGTTGGCCAACAATTACTGCTACACTAACACCAAGTGCGTTAGGAAGCACAAACGTTATTATTAATAATACACAGGTTAACAATGCAGGTGCAACACCAGCAACATTTGTAGAAGCAATTAACGATGCGGCTATTCCAGGTGTTGGTGCTAAACTTGATGCTAATGATAGAGTTAAAATCTACTCAGACGGAACTTCAAGCACAGATGGTACAACTACTGACGGTGCGATTTTAATTGAAGAAGGGTCAGGACAAATTTTAACTGACTTGGGTATTACAGCAGGATACTTCCATTCACCGGAATTACAAATTTCAGCACACAGTTCAGTTCCATTATGGAGAGCAACTGATAGGGTTGAAGTTGGTGGAACAGGTTACAGTGGTTTAAGACCTACTGGTTCTGTTTATATGAAAACTACTACACCTAACTTAGGTGCAAGTTTAAAAGTTAAATTGTACAGCACAGGTACAGGCTTATGGTCAACTGTTGAAACACCAATTTACAACAGTGCGGCAGAAGCAATCAAAGCACTTGATTCAGAAGGTGGAAAAAATATTCCAACTGGAACATTATTTGCTTTAGCAAACACAACTGAAGACTCAAAACAAATTGCAGACTTCAAATTGCACAGAAGACTAATTCCAAGTCCTACAAGTGCAACTGGTAGTGTTTCTAATCCAACTATTAGTGCTGGTACAAAAACATTTACAATCGCTGAAACAACAGCAGGTGCAACAGCATTTACAAGTGCAAGTGTAAGTTTCACAGGTACTGATGCAGATGCACTAGTTGAAGCAATTAGTGACGCAGGATTAACAAACGTAGTTGCAGAAGTTACTGCAAACGGAAATGTTAAAATTAGTCACACAGTTGGCGGCGAAATTAGATTAACAGATGGTAATGGTACTCCATTAGCAACAGCAGGCTTTACAAGTTCAGTTGACAACGTTTATGACGCTGGTAGCGAAGCAAGTGAAGACCTAGTTATTTCTAACTGGAAGCCATTAAGTTATGAAGCAAAAGCAGGTGCACCTACAAGTGATCCAGAAGATGGAACACTATGGTATAATACTACACTTGATGAAGTAGATATTATGGTACACGATGGTACTACATGGAGAGGCTATAACAAAGTATATAGTGATGCTGATCCTAAAGGTCCTATTGTTTCAGCAACTGAGCCTACACAACAGTCAGACGGAACTTCACTAGTAAATGGTGATCTTTGGATTGACTCAGGCAACACTGAAACTTATGGACAAAAGATTTACAAATACGATGGCTTAAATCTAGAATGG